TCTATGCGTCATTACTCTTATAATACATTTATTAGTTATTTATAAATTTACAATTACAACATCATTATACAGAGACTACTGTGAGAATGATTGATGGAATAGCAGGAACAACTCCACTTGCGGTCCTTGCTTTGATTTGAATATGATCGTCAGTAGAACTCCACATAAGTTCATAATAATCATTTGCAGAAGCAGATACTACAAAGTTCCAAGCAGCAACAACTTCGGAATTGGTTCCTTGAACTGCTAATTCTGTTGCACTATTTGGAACATCTACTCCATTTTTTTTCAACCAAATATAAACATGTGCTTGAGAACCTTGTGATTTATCAATTTGTAAAGAAAATTGAATATTGTATATTCCGGAGTTTGCAACGACAATATGAGAACTATTTGCGATAGATACTTGATTTGATATATCAGTTGTATTGATTGTAACTGGTTGATATGTATTGATGCCTACTGCATTTTGTGTTGTGGTATCAAAAAAGTTACCATAATATCCAGTAGATATCCCACTTATATTTCCAGAATTAATTGTTACAAACTCAGATTTATTTGTAGTTGAGTTCCATTGAAGAAATTTGTCATCATAAGCACCAGAATTTGTTGCAACACCTACAACATCATCCAAGTATCTCAAACGAGTTTCACCACCACCACCTAATGTTGAAAGTTGTTGTTGAATACGATTCAGAAACAGATTATAGTGCTTTTGTAAATCATCAAGTGTTGCAAACTTTTGATCCAATGGAGTAAGTGGATCATTTTGTTGCTTAACATCTGATGGCTCAGCAAGAAGTCCTAAAGATTTTTCAATTAATGTGGGTTCTTTAAGTTCTTCTTTATGGTCTTCAAGAATCTCAAGAACTTCATCCAAAGATTCTTCAATTACACTCTCAATAATTTGTTCTTGTTCTTTAGGTGTTTCTGAATATAGCCATTTTTCAAATGCCTTAACTGTCTTTTCTTCTTGTATTTTTTTCTTTTTAGTTTCTTTTTTTAAATTGGATACTTCAACAAAAAGAGAATCAAGACTGATACTTTCAATTAAAGATTCCTTTTCCTTCTTTTCTTCAATCTTTTTTTCTTTCTCTTTTTTCTTGAGCGCAGCAAATTCTCCAAAAAGAGAATCCAATCCCAAGTCTCCGACTACAGAATCAAATTCTTCTTTTTTCTTTTTCTTATCTTCTGCTACTAATTTAAAAAGGTCTGATAGATCTGCCATCAATTATCACTCTTCTTCCACCCCATCAGTTTCTCCGAACATATCTGATGCTACCGCTGGGCGGAAAGCATCAATTCTTTCTGCAGATTTTGCAAAAAGCAAATCTTTAATTTTATTGCTAATATTTGCTGGCGACTCGTCAGTAACAATCATATCCATTAATTCATCCATTTTTTATAACTTCAATAAGTAATCGTTAGTATTTATCAGATTTCCCCACCCTTGGGAATACCTGGTGCTTCTGTTGCTTTTCCTTGAGATTCTAAATCTGGTTCCATAACTGGAGCACCAAGATCCATTCCTGAAGAACCTGCATCCATAGGCATTCCTGTCATTGGGTCAACTGGTATAGATGGATCTGGAAGAATTCCCTCTTCAATTTCTTTTGCAATTAACTTATCTTGTTCAATGATTTCAATATCAGTCTGGCGAAGAATTTTGCGTCTTACATAATCTTGAGAGAAGTATTTTCCAACGTAGGGTTCTGCTGTAGCAACCATAGCCAATCTTTCATTAAGTAATTCAGCATCTTTGAGTTCTGTAAAATGATTGTCATATAAGAAGTCATATTGAATATGCTCACTCATAATCTCCCAATCTTCAGGAGATACAATGTTCTTTAACAATAGTTGAGTTCTCAACATATCATTGAACATATTTGCAAATCTCTTTCTCAAACGACCAACAAACTTGGTAAATTTGAGTTCATCTCTCAAAATTTCTGATGAACGTCCAAGATTAAATCCACCTTCTCCATCCATTCTTGATGGTGGAACATTTAATGAACGATAAAGTTTTTTCTTAAAGTATTCAATATCAGTAATTTCTCCAAGATTTTGTCCTCCAGGAAGTGTAGTAATTTCAGTTCCACGTCCACCTTCTCTACGTGGCAACCAAAAATCTTCCAGCATACTCATATATTTTTTATCATCACGGATTTCTCCAGTAGCAGCATCATAAACAAGTTTGTTGCGATAACGCATCATTACGTCACGCAAGTATTGTTCTGCTTTAACTTTGGGAAGATTGCCAACATCAATATAGAAAATTCTGCGTTCTGGAGCACGGGACAATCTATAGATAACAAGACTATCCTCAATCATTCTTAATTGATTGAGTGACTTAATTGCCTTATGTAAATATGAAAGAGTATTTCCTTTATTTCTATCTACAAGTCCAGAAGTGCAGTAAGTAACAGAATCTTTCGTCATTTTAATACCCTGACTTGCGCCAGTAGAATTAATATTTCCTGTTGGGTATGATGATTTTGGATTATAGATAAAATATTCTTCTATTTGTGGAAAGTCATAATCCATAGGATTATCACTTTGTATTGTTGAAATATTAAATCTTTCACTTTCTTTTTTCTTTTCCTTACGAATATAACGCATTTTCATTGCATCAATATATCGCAATTCTTGAATTCCTTCGTGAGGATTCTTTAAGTCAATAACTTTGTGATAATAAAGTCTTCCATCAATATACCAATTTCTATAAATTTCGTGGCATTTTTTATCAAAATCTAAAAGATCTAAAATATGTTTAAATTCGTGTCTAATTTTTTTCTTAAGACCATCGCTGGCATTGAGATTTGATAATTCAATTTCTAATGGAGTATCATTTGTATCTGATACAACTGCTTCATTTACAATGTCTTCAATAGCACTGTCTACTTCTGGATGAAGTGCCATCTCACGATATCTTTTAATTAACTCAAATTCAGTTCTATATACTCCTTCAAGATCAACATATGAACCAAAAAAACCACTACTCATATAGTGGTCAACCCCATCCTCATTATTTTGAGGAACGGGGGAGACTACTGTAGGAGATAGTGGTTCAGTATCCTCTATTGAGAATCCAAATAATTTTGCCATTATTAAATATTTAACTTTCTACTATTTATTAACCGTTTGGCCCACCTGCTCCAGTTAAACTATAGGATTGAACTTGGAACTCAACAGTAAATTCTTCAATGGTATCTGAAGAATCATAAGCAAGGTCAATTGCAGAAACACTGGTTGGGAATATGTCAATAAACTCATATTCTTTCAGGACAGAATTTGCACTTCCTGTATTGTCTTGACTACTTACAGTAGAACCTCTACCAAGTTGATAGACCTTAGCGTTGGTCATATATGCTGACGGATCAGTTGCTCCAAGATTGTTATCCAATTTAGAAATAAGTTCCATCCATGCTTCAAATGCGTTTCTGAGTAGAAATCCTTCGTCGTTGATTACTGTTACCTGCCAAGTATCAAAGGTTCTGTCTCCAGCAACCTTAAAGATTCTTCCACGGAATGGTATATCAATAGAAGCAATATTGGAAGCAGGTAATGCTGCAGCTTTGCACATGTATCTGAAGTTGTCAGAATTCCATGAAATTCCACCAGGAAAAGTTGTTAACTCAACCTCAAACAGATTGGGGCGAGCACCGCCCCCTACAAGTGCTGATTTAAATTGAGAGATTGTTTTGTTTTCTCTTGTTGATGCCATGATTAGTTCCTCCTTTTGTTGTTAATTTAATGTTAGTTAAACTGTACCAGCGACTTCTTCAAAACTTACGCCAGTTCTAGTAGCAACAAATGTCAACGTGACATAGTTAATTGACTTAGCTGGTTTCAGGAAGATATCAGCTCTAAATTCATTGTTATCAATAACGTCAGGAGTATTATTTGTGCTGTCGCAAACAACAAGGAATCCGTAGAGACCTCTCTTTGCCTGAACATCACGAAGGTAAGGTTCAACAATGTTTCTAAAGTTTGCTCTTGTCAATTCATCGTTGAGTTCAAAGAGTTGAGCTTGTGCTGCTCTTTCAAGTGCTTGTTCAATTGTGAGGAACAAGCGACGAACGTTAATTCTATCAAATGCAGATGCATATCCAAGAGCAGTTTTATCTCCAAAGAGAAGAGTGCCAACTCCAGGTTGAGTTACAATTGCGTTAACTCTTTGTGGATAAAGTTTATCTCTTTGTGCCTTATTTGGATTATATGCAAGTTTAATTGCATTGTTGATGATACCACGCTGCTGTCCTGCTGGCGAGAACCAGGGATAAGCAACTTTCTC